GACGCCGCTACCAATCGGAGTAGAAATTAAGCCGGGCGCGGCGATGTTATCACCTACAGTAATTTGCTTTGTTACATTTACTTGTCCGTTCACGCCGAAATTAACATCGTATGCAGGATCGCTCGCTGCATATATTATGTTTCCGTCTTGTACTAAAATTTTCTGGGCCATGTTATACCTACCGTTTTATATATTTATCAGATATAAAGAAAAGAGATATCAATAGAAAATCCTCCGGCGCGATCAAGCGGATTGACCATGCTTTCTTGAGTATCACTTTTCATTCTGGGTCTAGGTTCCTGGCTTGTGGTGTTACAGGCTAGCCGCCAAAGCCCACAACCCATCAAGCGACTCACCACTCACATTCAAAGCCGCAGCCAATTCTGCAACCACTGGCGATGCCCGGTGAAACTCAGTGGCAAATTCGTACCAATCCTTTGTGTCCTGATCGCCAGCCGCTACCGCCGCTTCAACTGCTGTGCGTAATCCGACACGTGTCAAGGCTTGTCGAATCTGCCGTGGTGTCACGGTCGCAGGGACTGTTGCAATGCGCTGGGCTTCTATGGCTTCGGCAGTCAAGTCCACCACACGCCATTGCTGGGCGTACTCGCCGTTGATGAGCGCTGGGGTTGTCTCAACCACATGCTGACGGGTTGCATCAAACGATGGTGCAGGCTTGAATACGATTACTGCGTAGCCGTCGGGCTCGCCGAGTTCTTTAGGAAAGCTTTTATTGGGAAACGCTTCACGGACTTGAGAATCCGTGATCGGGTATTTGTTATCAGCAAGTCGGATATAGAACATGGTTACTCCTTAATTTGTTCTGTTAGAACTTCACGCACCAAGACGGCTTTGCGTTGTTCTAGTTTTTCGGTAATTAGCGTAGCCGCTAGTTTATCTCTGAAGATAAGGTCTGCTGCCAGCGTTATAAGCTCTTCGTCTTGTATGTTGGATACCAGCGTAGCAATGTCAGTGCCTCTAAACTTCATGAGTTCTTCAGGCCACACGTTAGGTAGCTTTTTAAGCAATAGTGTGTAGTTATCAATGTTTAATTGATAACAAAAAATTTCGTCATCACGTTGTTTCAAAGATGCTTTGAGTGTTTCTTGTTTATTCATTTTTTACTTATATTAAGGGCTAAAAGCTACACTGGTGCCGGTTGCGGGTATAGCTGTTGACGGGTTGGCGTACTTGGTGCCAAACCCAGAACTCCATGGGTATACTGAAATGTATGGGGAATCCTGGTGTGCTATCGCTATGTCATTACCAGAAGGGCTAAAAGCCACGCCCCACCCATAGCCGGTGACAGCTATTGACGGGTTGGCGTACTTGGTGCCAAACCCAGAACTCCATGGGTATACTGAAACGAGGGGGCCCCCACCGTGTGCTATCGCTATGTCATTACCAGAAGGGCTAAAAGCTACACCTTTCCCATTACCGGGTATAGCTATTGACGGGTTGGCGTACTTGGTGCCAAACCCAGAACTCCATGGATATACTGAAACGTAGGGGGCTCCACCGTGTGCTATCGCTATGTCATTACCAGAAGGGCTAAAAGCTACACTATTCCCAGTGCCGGTTATAGCTATTGACGGGTTGGCGTACTTGGTGCCAAACCCAGAACTCCATGGGTAAACTGAAACGAAGGGGGCTCCATAGTGTGCTATGGCTATGGCATTACCAGAAGGGCTAAAAGCTACACCATACGCATCACTGGGTATAGCTATTGACGGGTTTGCGTACTTAGTACCAAACCCAGAACTCCATGGGTATACTGAAACGTAGGGGGCTCCACCGTATGCTATCGCTATGTCATTACCAGAAGGGCTAAAAGCTACACCATACGCATGCATGCCTACGGCTATTGACGGGTTTGCGTACTTAGTACCAAACCCAGAACTCCACGGGTATACTGAAACGTATGGGGCTACAGCGTGTGCTATCGCTATGGCATTACCAGAAGGGCTAAAAGCTACACCTAGGCCAATGTTGGGTATAGCTACTGAAGGGTCGGCGTATTTAGTGCCGAACCCAGAACTCCATGGGTAAACTGAAATGTAAGGGGCTGTATAGTGTGATATCGCTATACTTTTTGAAACAGGAGCAGGAGCAGCGGAACCCAAGGGCAGCATTTGTAGTAGGCTCATATTAACTTTCCATAAATGGTCACACCTGCGTTTCTACTCCAAAACAAAAACTGATCTACACCAGAGGCTTGTAAAGAAGTTCTGCCACTATTAGCTGCTAAATATACGGATATTGACGAATCGTCATCACGTTGTTTCAAAGATGCTTTGAGTGTTTCTTGTTTATTCATTTTTTTACTTATATTAAGGGCTAAAAGCTACACCACGCGCATTGAAGGGTATAGGTATTGACGGGTTTGCGTATTTAGTGCCGAACCCAGAACTCCATGGGTAAACTGAAATGAATGAGCCTCCACCGTGTGTTATCGCTATGTCATTACCAGAAGGGCTAAAAGCCACACCACCGGCGGTGGTGGGTATAGCGGTTGAGGGGTCGGCGTATTTAGTGCCGAACCCAGAACTCCATGGGTATACTGAAACGTTTGGGGCTCCAAAGTGTGCTATGGCTATGGCATTACCAGAAGGGCTAAAAGCTACACCATACCCATGAAAGGCTACGGCTGTTGAGGGGTTTGCGTACTTAGTACCAAACCCAGAACTCCATGGGTATACTGAAATGAATGGGGTAGCTACGTGTGCTATCGCTATGTCATTACCAGAAGGGCTAAAAGCTACACCTTGGCCAGCGTTGGAAAGGGCTGTTGAAGGGTTGGCGTACTTAGTACCAAATCCAGAACTCCAAGGGTAAACTGAAACGAAGGGGGCTCCATAGTGTGCTATGGCTATGGCATTACCAGAAGGGCTAAAAGCTACACTCATCCCTTGGTCGGGTATAGCTACTGAAGGGTTGGCGTATTTAGTGCCGAACCCAGAACTCCATGGGTATACTGAAACGTTGGGGGCTACAGCGTGTGCTATCGCTATGGCATTACCAGAAGGGCTAAAAGCTACCCCTCCCCCGACGTTGGGTATAGCTACTGAAGGGTTGGCGTATTTAGTGCCGAACCCAGAACTCCATGGGTATACTGAAACGTTGGGGGCTCCAGTGTGTGCTATCGCTATGTCATTACCAGAAGGGCTAAAAGCTACCCCTTCCCCGACGCCGGGTATAGCTATTGACGGGTCGGCGTATTTAGTGCCGAACCCAGAACTCCATGGGTAAACTGAAATGTAAGGGGAACCACTGTGTGATATCGCTATACTTTTTGAAGCAGTAGGAGCAGGAGCAGCGGAACCCAAGGGCAGCATTTGTAGTAGGCTCATATTAACTTTCCATAAATGGTCACACCTGCGTTTCTACTCCAAAACAAAAACTGATCTACACCAGAGGCTTGTAAAGAAGTTCTGCCACTATTAGCTGCTAAATATACGGATATTGACGAAGTGGTCGTGCCGTCTGGCATCATCCACAAAATGCTACCGGGCCAAGTAATTGCGAAAGCCCCCCCGTTAGTCAAAATTACTAATAGTTCGCCGAGGTTCCCTGTTGGGGGGAAATTACCAAACGCCACCGTATGTGCGCCGGTGCATGTAGACGTTTGTACACTTCCCGATGTGTAGTCATATGTCTGCGTGGCTGTGCCAGAGTTACCCTTGTCAGCAGCCACGTAGCCAGTATCAATCATCATAGATCGCGATACTAGCTGGTCAGACATTACTTGAGCGCCGGTGAAGATGTTGGCTCCGAGGGTAGCGGCTGTGCCTACGACACCTGCTGCGGGTAAGCCTGTTGCGTTGGTCAGTGTGATTGACGACGGTGTACCCCCTGCACCATTGAAAGTAACCGGAGCGCCAGCAGAGCCTACGTTGACCTCTAGGGCTGTTGCTACGCCTGTGCCGGGGGTTACGCCCGCCCATGTGGTGAGGTCTGCGTCGTAGGCTTGTACGTCTGTGCCGATGGCCAACCCGAGTGTGGTTCGCATGTCTGATACGCTGCCATCATCCAGTACAGTTCTTGCTGCCGATGTGATTGTAGCTGTTTCAGGTACACCAGTACTTGCTGATACTCTACCAATGAATAAGTCTTGAGCAAGATCGGCCATTTTTGCCAGTGTAACCTGTGCATCTACTAGATCATCTTTTCGTATTTTTGCTTGTGCCATTTATTTCTCTCCTAAGTATATCAGATTACTTCAATCCAAATTTTATTGGGCTCAAACCAGCTGTATATTTTACCATCCGTTGGATACGGTATTGGATTATTCCACTGAGCCGTACCCTATTTATCCTTTATGTCCTGATCGCCAGCCGCTGGTATCACAGCAGCCCCATAGCTTTTCGTATTGACGTGGCTGAAATCCTGGTAACGCTCTCGTCGAATGCCTCTTGTTCAATCTTGTACCCCACGTCACGCCCATAGGTGATATTGGTCACATTAGGAACGACTTGAATCATGTACTGGCCTTGGTACAGTGGGTCTAGGTCGTGAGCAATGAATGACTTCACTGCGTCTAGGGCGAATGGGTTGCTATTGTTCCATCCATTACAGTCACGTATCTGAATGACGACTTGGCCTGTCTTTGCAATAGCACGTTCAAATAGCGCCCGATGACCTGCGTGCCAAGGTTGCCAGCGGCCCAGCATCTGCACAGTCTCTTTCTTCCAGTCGAATACAGGTCTGCGTTGCTCATCGATGATGTGACGACCAATGAACTCAGCCCATTTGGTAGCTTCAAATTCAGTAACGCGAAAGTCGTAGACCTCTGGCGGGACAAATGCCTTGTTGGTATCTTCAAAGCGCCCTTGGTCAATGGTGTCCATCCAGACTGTCCAGTCTGCTTTAAAGTTGTTACGCATCTCCACAAGCGGGGCCACGAAGTCGCAGATCACATAGTCACCTGTAGAACGTAGAGCAGCCTCGGCCATACGTAAAGATTGCCTGATGCGACCATCATGGGAGAAGTCCCAATCGTTAAACCTTTTACGAATTTCGTCAGCATTGAAGTGATCAACACCAACTTTTAAAAAATTAGGTCCGGGGATTCCTTCGTAATATAGTGCCCTGCTCGGGTTAACTTTAAATATATCTCCGTTTTCCTCAAGATACGATTTTAGCTTTGCCGCTAGTGTGGTTTTACCCGAGCCGGGTAGGCCCATGATTAAGATTTTCATTTTTTGACCTTGTAAAGTGACTTTACGGAAAAATCTGGTGCGGGTGTGCGCCAAAACTCTTTGTCTGCGTACTTGTCAAACACCGACTTTGGCAAGATGGACGGGCGTTCTTTCCACGACACCTGCTTGCGAACGGTGTGCAAGTCCTTCATGTTCAACGCTCTGTCGAACACTTCGTTCTCATACTCCACGTTGTTGAAGTCGTGGTCGTAGTAGTCCTTGCCAATAAACTCGTACACCTCGCGCATGACGCTTTCAGGCTTTTTGCACAGGGACTCGTACTCCACCAGCATAATCATGTTGGGGTTGAGCAGCAAGCCTTCTTCAAGGTGGTAGTAGGGTTTGACCACTTGCCCGTGCTTTTTGACATCCATCAGCGCGTCGCACCGGGTGGTCACGGTCTGGCAAGATTCTTCGTCAGTCAGCGCAGCGCCATACAGCGAGTTCTTGGCCGTGATGCGCTCGAAACTGTCCAGAATCCAAAACAAGTCCCGCACGCAGCAAATAATCTTGGTTTGTGGGAACAGGTCTTTTAGCAGGTTGGTCTTGGCCGTCCACCCCCGGCTGGTGTCAAACACTGTGGGGCGGTCAACGTCTGCGTAGTACGACTCAAACAAGCCCTTGAGGATGGTCTTGCGTTTGTCCTCTTTGATGAGGTGGTTCGTCTCGCTGCCAGTAATAACCTGCACTGCGGAGTTGACCAAGCCCTGTACAGGAGAAGAGATGTCTGCATACATTTCAGGGTTCTGCCGCAAGATAGCGGACAGCAAGGTCGAGCCTGACCTTGGCAACCCCGAGATAAAGAACATCTCTTTCATTCAGGTATCCAATTTACCGTGGCTTCGTCCCACTGGTAACGCACGTTGCCGCCGTTCATAATGGCGTCCGCAGGTCGTGCTACTGGGGCTGCCCACGTCATGGTGTCCAAATAGCCAATCCAAGAGGGGTAGGGCTTACGGGCCAAGTGCTCGGCTTCCTTGGCGGTGTTCCAGTCAGCTTCCGTCATGACTTCTAACACACCAGCAATGGTTGTGTCCGCATCGTCAGCGCAAGTGCCGTAGTACCGTGGCGCTCGAAGGTACACGCCTTCTGGAGAGACTTCTACGGGCCATGTTGACCTGTCTTGCCATACTTGAGCCAAACCTTTTACGGCAGGCATGGAGGGGCCAGTGCGCTGCGGCTCGGCAGTGCAAACAACGCCTGTAACGGCATCAATTTCAGTTACGCAGATATACATGAGGGTGCTCCTAATCTAACTAGTCTTTGGTCTTGTGTGTAACCAACTCAAGCAACTCATAAGTCGTCTTGTAAATTGGAAAATGCTTGTAATGAGCCATAAAAAAGAATTAAATGGCTAATCTTCTAACTGCACGTACACTGCGCGTCGCGTCCTTAAGGACGTAGGACTGACGGCCGGGGTAGTAGCTGAAGTACTGCGCGTAGCCATTCGTCGCTGAATGCTGAGTACTAGACCAGTATAACATAAAGTAAGTGCCAAAGCGCTCTGCGCCTGTGTCGTTAAAGTTTGCTGCCGAAGTTTGTGCTGGTGTTTCGGCCGTGTAATTAGAACCTCTACTTGGAACTGCGTTGGGGTTGATTGCCCAAGATGTTTGATTGGCTGCTGTTGTTGGTTTAAGATTGTAATAACAAACTTCAAGCTCGTTTTTAGCTGGCATGTACCAATCGGTAAACCCGCCAATAGAAGCAGCCTCGCAGAATTGTGCCGCTGGATGGGTGGCATTGTTCATGTTGGCGCTGTTCGTTGGGCCGTCAATAGCTGATGACGTTCCGGCTGTGAACGTGCTGACGGTTTTCCATGCCCTACTCTGTTCACCGGAAGAAAGGGGGGCAACAACTAAATTGTAATCAGCGATACCGTTGCCAGCAGTGGATATTTGACCCGCAAAAAATCCCCCACCTAAAGCCGCGCCAATAGTAGGTACAGGTACAGGGGCAATAAATGATCGTAGGTTCTGAGAAACTGCTTGTAGTGCGCCGCTCATGTTAATCCACTCCCTGAAATAAGCCACTCGGTTGAAGTCACTTTTACGCAAGTCGCCGAACCATTTGCAGCTAACGTGCGTGACCCCGTAGTTCCTGCTGGAGACAAACGCATGGTGTCTGTCGTGATTGCAATTGTCACTACGCCCGCGCCGTTTTGATTAATAAACGTGATGGCCGTACCTATTGGATAATCAACACTGCCGTTTGCTGGAATGGTAAATGTGCGTGCTGTTGTATCTGCGCTCGGGTGAAAAATGTGCTTGCCATTGTCTGCGAGAACGCAGGTGTACGCTGTGCTCTGACTGTTCTGCGGGATGTTTCTAAAGCCAACAGCATTTGTTCCGTCCACGGTCATGGCTGAGGCGTTACCAGAAGCTGGTGTGCCAAGCGCCGGTGCTATAAATATTGGAGAATTTTCTCTTGCTATTCCTCCTGTGCCTGTAGTAGCTGCTCCACCGAGTGTGTTAACCATCGCAGCCACGGTTGCATCGTCAATTACAGTTCTTGCTGCCGCAGTGATGGTAGCTGTTTCAGGTACACCAGTACTTGCTGATACTCTACCAATGAACTGATCTTGTAAAAGATTTGCCATCTTCGCCAAGGTCACGCCACCATCATTCAGAGAGATGGCCGGTGTTGCACCTCCACTAGAAGCGATAGGTGCTGTACCTGTGACATTGGTAACACCACCTGTGGCCAGAGTTTGCCATGTCGCCGCTGTTCCTGATGTGGCTTGCAGAACTTGTCCGGAAGTCGGCGCTGCAGATGCTGATACATCAACGCTAGTTGTTAAGCTTTTCAGCGCGTTGGTGATGCCGGATGCACTACCATAATATGCGAAGATAGAGCTACCTGTTGCCGGGGCTGCAACGAATGTAATTGTCGATCCAGACACCGTATAATCAACTCCGCTGTACTGAACGATGCCGTCTAGAACAACTAATACCCCGGCAGCAACAGCTGGTGTATTAGTTAGAGTAAAGACTACATTGCTTCCGTTTATTGTTCCTGCTGGTGTTTCGGAATAAGCAGTGCCTCCGCCGCCGCCGCCAGCTGTTTGCCATGTCGCCGCTGTTCCCGATGTAGCGGTTAACACTTGGCCAACAGTAGGTGCAGTTGATGCTGATACATCAACGCTAGTTGTTAAGCTTTTAAGGGCGTTGGTGACACCTGATACAATTGTTGTATTTGTAACACTTGAAATTCTTCCCTTATCATCCACCGTAAATACAGGAACTTGTGTAGAACTACCATATGTATTAGCTGAGACACCTGTTGTGGAAAGTCTGGCATCAGGTACTGTGCCAGATGATAGATTGGATGCATTTAATGTAGTTAAATTGGCACCAGATACTGCACCAAACAGCCCGCTCCAGGTTCCTGATGTAACCGTACCGACACTTGTCAAACTAGATGCTGTTACGCCTGCTGCCAATGTTGCACCAGTTAATGTTCCCGCTGGAGCAACTACTGCTGCTGTAGTAATGCCGGTGGTTAGTCCTTTTGCATTAATTGTAATAACTGGAATAGCTGTACTTGAGCCAGTAGTGCCTGCTGTTGCAACAGTTGCGAGTGTCAATGTTGTTGCACCACTTGCATCACCCGAGTGAGTGGCATTAGTGACCAAACCAGAATACAATGTATTGACTGAATTGTCGCCTGTATTGGTGCCGGACAAGTTTGCCACTGCACCATTTGCCAGCATTGTATTTGAGATAGCGCCTGCTGCAATTGCAGTTGCATTACCAGTTGATGTTACTGGGCCAGTTAGGTCGGCGTTAGTAGTAACTGTAGTTGCAGTAGTTGCAGTAGTTGCAGTACCAGTTAATGCACCAACGAATGTTGTCGATGTAAC